GCTTGTTGGCCTTCTCCCGTAGACACTGCTTCACCAACTCTTTGAAAAAATTGTTTTCCAGAAGTCAATAATGATCCTACAAAATTTGAACTTAAAATAGATTCAGCGGCCGCGGATCCTAAACTTGCTGCTATTGGATTCATAGTCCCAGATTGCCAATCAGCAGCGTTACTGTCTTGAATATTTGCTGGCATTGGCAAAATAATATTTGCCAAAGATTTTTTAATACTCTCTCTTTTTAAAGCGTCTTCAGTAGTTCCAAGAGCAAAACTACTAGGACTTTGCAGTCCTAGACCTGGAGGTTCATATTTAATCACCTGTATTTTAAAATAATCATCTTGCGGCCCAATATTACTAAGAGGATATCTTAATGTTTCTGCCATTTACTTTTTCTAACTATTTATTGTTAGTTTCTTACGATTTTTCCATAAGGGACTGATTTCAAAGTATTAAATTCTTGAGGAGTTAATTCATACAATCCACTAACTAGTCGATCACCATCTGCAGTATTATACTGTCTTATTTTTCCCCAATGATAATTAAAAGCACGGAATCCTTTTGGTAAAATATCCCCAGCAATAATCAAAGGATGGCGATCATAAAGTATTCCTGGAGTTCCTGCATAATAGATATAAGTATAATATTTACCAGGAACTGGAAAATTCCTTTTTGTATCACTTGCAATTGTTAATATTTCATCCATTAACTCTTCTGGTGACTCTGTTCCAAATAAAGATTCTTTAAACTTTGAGAATCTATTTCCTGTTCGATCAGTTCCTGGTAATTTAGGTGAATTTGGATTCGCACTCTTATAATCATGATCATTTCGAATTAAACTTATTAATTGAGTTTTGGTTAATCGTTGATAACCACTAATTCTACCTTGACCAGTTGCTGTTGTATAATATATGCTATATTTTTCAGCAATTTCAACTAATTCTTTCTGTGAATATTGATCTAATGGTTTTTCGTATCCTGTGAGTGCCATTTTACTTTAAATTTAATTCGTGTTCTGTGATGATTTTGAACTCATATCCACGATCAGCACACCAATCTCTTGCAGCTTCCCACTTTGATTGGTTTTTAGCATACTCATAGACTTCACTGATATATTTCTTTGTTTGTCTTTGAGGTTTGACTGGAGGAACCGTTTGTTTTGATGGTTTAATCTCAATCATATATTTTTTAATAGTACCATCAGACTCTTTTACTTTTATGAGAAAATCAGGGTAGTACCGGTGAATTTTCCCGTCCAATGGAGAACGGTAGGGAATTGCTTTTTCTTCAGATTGCCATTCAATTATTTTTTCATTTGTATCACAATAAATCATAAATTTACGTTCCCATAAAGATCTGTAGATAATATTACAAACATTTCCACGATACTTTTCTGGATTTGATGGTTTAAATTTTCCTTTATATGACATCTAAATACTTACAACAAGAAACTCATAATAGGTATTTAGAGTGGCAACACCACGTAGGATATCAGATATCAGACCACTATTTACTAATCTTGCACAGACTTCTCATTATGAAGTAAAATTTGGTGGACTTCCTGGAGAACTGGTAAGTTATTTGGGACAAAGAGGAGTGACATCAAGGTTTATTGCTGAAGATGCTGGTCTATTGTGTCATAATGCAGCACTTCCAACAACACAACTTGCAACTGTAGATATTGCAGGCAACTATATTGGTATTACTGAAACTTTTGCTCATAGAAGAATTTATCAAGATATAAGTCTGGAATTTTATGTTGACAATAATTATAATACATTAAAATTCTTAGAGCATTGGATGGAGTTTATTGCAAGTGGATCGTCAAACCCAATCAATGGAAATAATCTAGCAATTAACAGAAATGTTGATCGAGGTTATTTCATAAGAATGCAGTATCCTGAATATTACAAATCAAATCGAACAAGTATTATTAAATTTGATCGTGACTATCGAAGAGAAATAGAATATACTTTTGTTGGTTTATATCCATATAATATTGCATCTATACCAGTTTCTTATGGACAGTCTGATGTATTAAAGATGCAAGCAACATTTAAGATTGATCGATATGTAATTGGTAAATCTTATAGTGTAGATTATAATAGAAATAATGATAATAATAAACTTCCTTCTCAACCCCAACCTCAACCAGTTTCTCAACCAAGACCAAGATTAGTTCCAAGATCTCCTGGTTCCATACCTTCAAATGGAGTAGAACTATTTCCTTCTGGGCAGACTTTAGCAGAATCTCTTTATGGATCTACAAATAACAGATAAATAATTTGATCATATTTGTAGTTGAAAATGTCATTACCTAAGATTGCAACTCCTTCTTATTCTTTAGAAATTCCATCCCTTAAAAAAGAAATTAAATATCGCCCATTTCTTGTAAAAGAAGAAAAAATTCTTATCATTGCAATGGAGAGTGAAGATCCAAAGCAAATTGCAAATGCTGTTAAAACTGTAATCAGCAATTGTATTTTAACTAGAGGAATTAAGGTTGAACAACTTGCAACTTTTGATATTGAATATTTGTTTCTGAATATTCGTGGAAAGTCTGTCGGAGAAACAGTTGATGTTTTAATCACTTGCCCCGATGATGGGCAAACTCAAGTTCCTGTAAGTATTAATCTTGATGACATCCAAATTAGTGTGAATGAAAATCATTCAAGAGACATTAAACTTGATGATAATTTAACTTTGAGGATGAAATATCCATCAATGAATGAGTTCATTAAATCTAATTTTGGAAATGAATTTAATATGAGTGTCGATGATACATTCAATCTTATTATTTCTTGTATGGAACAAGTATATAATGAAGAGGAGTCTTGGTCTGCATCTGATTGTACTCAAAAAGAGTTGTCTGAGTTCATCGAACAATTAAGTTCAAAACAATTTAAGGAGGTTGAAAAGTTCTTTTCAACAATGCCTAAACTTTCTCATACTATTAAAATTAAAAATCCTAATACTGGTGTTGAAAGTGAAGTCTTATTGGAGGGACTTTCAAGTTTTTTCGCCTAGGAATGGCTCACGAATCTCTTGAGTCATATTATAAGACAAACTTTTCTCTAGTTCAGCATCATAAATACTCATTGACAGAGATAGAAAATATGTTACCTTGGGAGAGAGAAATTTATATTGCTCTTCTAAAACAATATATTGAAGAAGAAAACTTAAAGAACCAATCAAATGGCTGAGTTAGATCCCGAAAAAGTTGGTAGATCTGGTGTTGATCCAGTTACGGGATCTATATTGTCTCAAGAAGTTCGAGATACTCTTTTAAAAAAATCTACAATTAATGCTTCTGTTCTTCGCAATGACCTTTTATCGGTTGAAGAGAGAAGAAAAAAAGTAGACGAACAAAATGTACAATTATCTACAGGACAAAACGAAGCTCTCTTAGGATTTAATTCAACGCTCCAAGCGATAAGAACAGATATTGTAAAGTTAGGGACTGGTCTTTCTGGTATTGCACTTTTACTTCAACAAGATGCAACGGAAGATCAAAGTAAAGTTAGAGCAGATCAGGAAAAAGAGAGAAGATTAGCAGAGCGTCAAATTAGAATTGGAAAAGAGAATGAAATAGAACAAAAAATTCAAAATGCAGTTACCGAACCTGTACAAAGATTAGTTCCAAAAGTAAATGATATTTTTGGTAGGATCGGTGCAGCTCTTGGAATTTTATTTGGTGGATGGTTAACTAATCAGACTGTTCAAGCAATAAAAGCATCTGAAGAAGGTAATACAAAATTATTCAATGAAATTCGATTTAATATTCTTAAAAATGTTGGAATAGCAGTTGGTGGATTGTTTGCAATCAGGGCAGGATTTTCACTCATTAAAAGAACAATTGGAGCAATTGCTTTAGGATTAACTAAACTTTTAATTGCAAAACCTCTTGCACTTGCTACTAGATTAATTCCTGGTCTTGGTGGTGGTCCAAAACCAGGTGGTCCAAAACCATCTACAAATACAGGTTCAAGAGTTGGTAGTGGTCTTAATGTAAGAGGTAACCTTGCAGTTGGCGCATTAATGACTGGACTTGATATTGCTGGTGGTGAAGATCCTATTAGAGCGGCCGCGGGGGCTGCTGGTGGTATGATTACTTCTGCAGCTGCATTTGGTTTGGGATCTTTGATACCTTTTCCTGGAACTGGAGTTATTTCTGGTGCTCTTGCTTATGGTCCGGGTCAAGAATATGCAAAAGAAATATATGATAAATTTTTTGGAAAAACAGAAACAAATAGTGGAACTTTAAAAAAAGAAAACCTAAAAGAATCTCTAAAACCAGCAGTAGAATCGGCACCTCCCTCCACTGTTGTTACACCAGCACCTGCAACACCATCAGCACAATCTCCTGCACCATCTCCTGCAACACAACCTCAAACTCCAATGATGGGTGAACAAAAACCATCAGTATCTGCCCCTTCTCCTGAGATGGAAAAAAAATTTGAGCAGGCATGGCAATATCGTAATAACCCTATGGCAAGAGGAAGAATTGAAGATGCTTGGAGTAAAATGACTCCAGATCAACAACAGCAAGCAAAAACCTGGGCATCATCAAAAGGATATGATTGGAGTGAGATGAAATTGAAAGATTCTGCTAACATGAATCAAACAACAAAACCTGAAAGTGCAGAAATAACTCCCGCACAAATGTCAACACCACCCAAAGAACCTCAACAGGTTGGAGAATTACCAGAACCAAAACCATCTTTAACTATGATTAAAACATCAAGTGCTCAACAGCAACAACCAAATCCTCCATTAACAAATGGTCCTTTGTCTGATGTCCCTTTAATTAATTCTGCAAATCCTGATAATTTTTATGTATTATATTCACAATTAAATTATAATGTGGTGATGTGATATGGCAACAGTAGCAGAGGTTCTTCGCAAATCAAATATTAATATTCAAAATATTTCTCAAACTTTATCTGAGACTAAAAAAAGTACTTCAGCAGTAAATAATTCTGTAGAAAATATTTCAAGAATTGTTGCGACAAATACTAGAGTTAAAAGAGAATTATTTGAAAGATCTAATATTTTAAATTCTAGAAGAGAAGAGGCATCTAAAAGACAAGAACTTGAAGATCAAATTGAATCCACAAAAGTATCAACATCTCCACAAGCAGGACTTGCATTTGCATCTAGAAGTGAAAAGGGTCCTTTAGCAAGATTATTGGGATTTTTAGGATTTACATTTGCTGGATGGATCCTAGAAAATCTGCCAACATGGATTTTCATGGGTCAAGAATTCATATCTAGGATTAACTCTTTTGGAAGATCCATGTATAATATGGTCTATAATATGCAAAATATAATCAAATATTTTGGTGATACTTTAAAATATTCTTTTGATGCAATTATTCGTTTAGATTTTGATGAGTTTGCTGGAGAAGGAACTGTTGCAAAATCTTTTGAAGAATTAAATCTTTCCGTTCAAGATTTAGGAACTAATATTACAGACACTTTTAAACTTTTTACAACACCACTGACAGAATCCTTAGAAACTGGCGAGCAAGCACCTGGACTTGAAGAACAGCAACCAGATACAATGTTTCCTGGAGTTCAACAAGAAACTGCAGAGTCTCCCATATCTTCT